CGAGCCGCATCATGTTTTCGGCGAAAGCACCGAATCCATGATCCTTGATTTTGAAAATTTCAAATACGAGGATCCACTTTATGGTCTCGACTCTGTAACTGGCTATCAGCTGTTGCAGTGGTCGATCGAAGAGGGTCTTGCCAATCGAGGATTGGCTGGCTCGCCATATAAAGATGACGAGGACCCACTGCGAGTGGGGACGACCGCACCGTCTATTAAGGCGAGTGCGATCGGCGAACCGGGTGCGAAGTCCCGGGTCGTCACCGTCGGGGAAGATTGGTTAACAATCTTCCTCCAACCGTTTAGCCATCACCTCTTAGGTCTGGCAAAACTCCACCCATCTGTCACTGCGGGTTTGACCCGCGGCTGGCAGTTGTACGAGTGGGTGAAAGGTCTGCGCAACGCAGGACCTGTCACGAACCAGACCACTTGGAATTTATCCAGTGATCTTTCTCAAGCCACAGATTTCTGTACGCATGAGTACTCGGCCAAGATGGTCGAGGGGTTCATAGAGGGAGTTGGCGAGCAAGGCTCGAACTACCTCAAGACGTCCAGTGAACTGCTATGTTCACCTAGACGTTACGAGAATGCAATCTTGGACAATGTCCGAGACACTCTCACGACCCGGGGCATCTTAATGGGTGACCCAGGTGCAAAGTTGGTCTTAACTCTGCACAACATTTGTGCGGAGTGGGAGGCCTTCTTTCGACATCAGCTTGGAATGCTGAATTGCTCAGATCAAGAGCTTCTCTTGTATCTGAGCGAGCATCGCGGTGCTGCCACGGTTAAGTGGCGCCACTTTGCTTGCTCGGGAGATGACCACATTGGTCAGGGCCCGCTTCCATACCTTAAGCGTATTACGCTTAACCATTCACAGAATCAAATGTCTGTGTCATGGTCGCAGAACTTCTTAAGTTCGCGTGGTGCGTTCTACTGCGAAGAAATGTACTTCACAGTAGGACTGAGAAAAGACCAGATTTGGGTGGTCCAAGAACCCCTTCATTCTCGTCCGTATCTCGAGACCCCACACATCGATGCGATGAAAGTGAGGTTATTCTCTCCATGCTCCAAAGAGTGTGAAGGGAAGGATGAGCCTAACCCTGCCATTGGCAAGGCACGTCAGATGCAAGGCATGCTGGCGTGGCTCGGCGGCGGCTTCGAAGCCATGGTTCCCATGGCCTCGGCACGCTTCGAACAGAGAATGGAAAGTTTC